GAATCAATTAAAAATGTTCAGAACAATAATTTAATTGTAAACGAATTAGTAGATACAATTTATTTAAATGCAGGTGTAACACCTGCAGCTCAACCAACTGTTAGAGCAAACGCTAGAGATTTTTTAAATAGAATAAAAGATTTAGAAGACCCACAGTTTCCAGGTGGTCCAACTCTATCTAGTGTTATGGAACCAGATGATTTTAAATTTATGACCGAAGGTGGAGGTGCAGGATTAGGTGACCCACTTTTATTGGTACAAAAATATTTTGGACCAAAAGTTGCAATAGCAATCGCAAAAATAGATAATCCAAAAGACATTCAAACATTTGCAGAGAGACTTGTAAGAGTCAAAGATGGTAGAGGTAGATCTGTAACTGATAGAATGTTTGATCCAAAAACAGTAAACCCAGAAGATTTTGAATTTCAGGATGGTGGTAGAGTTCCTTTCTTTATTGGTGGTGCTGCTGGAAGAGTGGGTTTCCAAGCTTTACGTAAATATGGTTTTACAGGTAAAGATATATCAAGAGCGTTTGCAGGTCTTGGCACAGATAAAACTTTAGTTGGAAAAGAAAAGACAGAATACTTTAAACAATTAAATAAAGTTTTAAAAAATCCAGATGATTATCCAGACGCAATTAAAGAACTTCAAAAACAACTTGGCATAGAAGTAGGTATTGGATTTAGAAGTGGTGGCCTAGCTAAGATCCTGGAGGTGTAGTGCAACTTTCAGATTTTAAAAATTTAGATACTAGAACTAAATCTTTAGTTAGAAGAGCCTTAGAAAAATGGAATCCTAGAGTGGAAGCTCGTGTTATTGAACTTTTTAATGAAGGTCTTTCTCAATCCGATGTTAACAAAATAATTAACAGAGAAGGACTATTTGAAATTCCTACTTCAGTATCAAGAAAAACTGGTGCGCGTAAATTTGATTTTAGAGGAGTCAACGCTATCTATGAACAGTTATTAAAAGATGGAAAATTAGATCCTTCAATTAAAAAAATAAATAAAGCCGTATCAGGTAAATATGTAACCGGCAGAGAAATTGCAGCTCAAGATAGACAAATTCTAGATCATTATTTAAAAAATGAAGCAAGGTTTGAAGGTAAGCCAGCTAACCAAATAGCTAAATCTTTTAATTCTGAGTTTGGTTTAAAAACGGGAACTAATATTGCTAAAGGAAACGCTATCTCTGCAAGCACTGTTAAACGTGCATTTAATAATGCTATCGATGGAAAATATCCTGAACTTGATGAATACTTTAAAGCAAGACAACTAGATGAATTTATCGTAAGCAGACATGCTAATATTTTTCCTGATGTTGATAAATTAGATAAATTAATTAAAAATATTATTAACAGTGGTGACAATTACTTAATAGATGAACGTGTTAATGTAATTGATAGAATGAAGAGACTAAGAGAGGACTACGCTAGAGTGGTTGGTATAAATCCTGACGATCCTTCATTAGAAAATAATTTTACAGCTAGAATAAGAAAGTTACTGAATAGGTATGGTGGAAATAATGTAGAACGATATGAAAAAAAATTGTTCAATACTATAAAAGCCCCTGAAGGATATATAGATTCTAACTTACATAAAAACTTAGTTGCTATTGCAGGAATTGCTGGAAAGATGAGCAATAAGGATGTTGCTCTTCAACTGGGATTACCTTTAGAAGATGTTAAACTTATAGAGAGATTAAAACAGGGAACTTATGCAATAGGCAGAAAATATAAAATGCCTATTGTAAAAAAAGGTGATACAAAACTTTATTTAGCAGGCGATCACACTGACATCAAAGCCTTGATGCAAAATTTTCCAGACTACAAAAAAAACTTTATGAGAATAGCTTATATTCAAGAAGGTTTAAATACTGTTAAAGCTACTTACGATCAAAAGATATTAGCTCTTAAAAGATTAGTTGATCAAGGTATTAAATTTGATGTAGGAGCAAAAAGATCAGATGTAAGATTTGAACAGGTATATAATAAAAAAACTGGAGAATTAGTAAATTTAAGAGGAGGACGATTTAATCCAAAAATACATGAAAGAAGATTAACAGGAATTTCAAAAGGTAAACGTACATTAGGTCCTTATTCTGGTCCGTTAACTGCTGCTGAAGAAGCTGCTGGTGGAAGAACGATTCCTGCTGCAATTGCAAAATTACAAAAAGAATTTTTTGATTTAAGTGGTGGTTACAAATTAGGTGGGTTTGATATTGTAGATGGAAAGGCTGTTGCTCCTAAAAATTTTATTCAACCTAGAATTAACGAAAGAACTTCTCCATTATCAATGACTCTTAGAGAAACATTAAATAATTTACAATATGGAACTAAAGATATGAAAAAAATTCCTAATAAATATTTAAATATTGTAGATCAAGCAATCATTAGTCCTGAAGGAGCTACTACAGAAGGAAGAATAAATATTTTAAAAAGATTTCAACCAAAAGATTTAAAAGGAAGTGGTTATTTAGAAGCCTTACGAGTTACTGGAGATGCAGGAACAAAACAAAGTCAGACAATAACAAATGTTATGAAACTAGGTATGAGAAAAGCATTTGAAAACAACGAAGGTAATATTTGTTCTATATTTGGTAAAGCAAATGGTGGTTCGGTCAAAGCATGTCTAACTTCTTTTGATAATGCTGTAAAAAATAATCCGCAAGGTTTGTTTCAAAAAATTGTAAATTTTGCAAAATCACCAGGATTTAAAACATTTAGTGCAGCTGGAGTTGCGGGAGCGATTGGATCTGCAATCGTAAAAGAATTTAGAAACGATGATCCAACAACTTATTTATCAAATGAAGATCAACAAAAAAATATGTTGGTTGCAATGGCAACAGACCCAATAACAACAGAATTACCAAGGCCCGATATTTTAGATTTTCAATTACCACTAGCAGGTGCGCTTGCTGCAGGATCAATAGCTGCAACTGCACCAAAAACAATAGAGGCTAGTAGATCAAATTTAAAATTTGCATCTAGGTCTCCAGGTGTAGAAAAGAAGAAACCAGGTATTATTAAAACAGGTTTTAGAACTTTGGGACGTGGTTTAGGAGTTGCAGCATCACCAGGTCTACTCGCACCATTAGCAGCTATGGATATTACACGTCAGGTATCCGAAGGAGATTCACCGGTAGATATTGCAACAGATCCATTAAATTATTTATACCCTGCGTTTTCAGAACAAACACCAAAACTTACAAGGGGACTGCCTGCAGCTGCTAGAAAAATTGCTAGTTTAGGATTAGGTAGATTAGGACTGACAGTTCTTTCTAGAGCAGGTTTAGCTGGATTAGGTTTATCATTAGGTATACAAGGGTATAAGGCATTAACGGATGACTAAAAAATTAACAACTACGATACCACCAGAGAGAGGACCTAACCCACAGGGGTTGAATGTTCCTGGAAAAAAGACTATAGTAGTTTCGAACTCGGAGAAAAACAATGTCAGAAATAGACAAGTCTTTACCAAACGTAAAGCAGGAAATAGAATTACCTAGTGAAGAAGAGCTTGTAGAAGCATCCCAAGCGAACATAGAAGAAGCACAAGGTTCTCAAGATGTTCAAGTAACACCAGAAGAAGATGGTGGTGCAACAATTAGTTTTGACCCTGAAGCTATAAATCAACCAGGAACTAACGAACATTTTGATAACTTAGCAGACCTATTACCAGAAGAAGTATTAGATAGATTAGGTTCTGAGCTTTATGAAAATTACACACAATATAAAGCATCTAGAAAAGATTGGGAAGATGGTTACACGAAAGGTTTAGACTTATTAGGATTTAAATATCAAACAAGATCACAACCGTTTACAAATGCAAGTGGTGCAACGCACCCTGTATTAGCTGAAGCGGTAACACAGTTTCAAGCACACGCTTACAAAGAATTACTTCCAGCAACTGGTCCAGTGCACACTCAAATTATGGGTGTAATAAATAAACAAAAAGAGGACCAAGCTACACGAGTAAAAAATTTCATGAACTACCAACTCATGAATAAGATGAAAGAGTATGAACCCGAGTTCGACCAGTTACTTTTTTATCTCCCTCTTAGCGGCTCTGCCTTTAAAAAAGTTTATTACGATGAACTTTTAGACAGAGCCGTGTCTAAATTTGTACCAGCAGATGATTTAATAGTTCCATACACTGCAACATCTTTAGAAGACGCAGAGGCAGTGGTACATGTTTTAAAAATATCAGAAAACGATTTAAGAAAAAAACAAGTATCTGGATTCTATAGAGATGTAGAAATTACACCAGGTTACTCACAAGAAACAGAAGTAGAAAAAAAAGAAAGAGAATTAGAAGGAACTAGAAAAACTAGAGACGAGCAAATGTTTACAATTCTAGAGTTTCACACAAACCTAGATCTTGAAGGTTTTGAAGATAAAGACATGGAACAAAATCCAACAGGAATAAAACTTCCATACATTGTAACAATTGATACATCATCAAGAGAAGTTTTATCTGTTAGAAGAAACTATAAAGCCGAAGACCCATTAAAAAATAAAATTGAATATTTTACTCATTTTAAATTTTTACCGGGATTAGGTTTTTACGGATTTGGATTAATCCACATGATTGGTGGATTATCAAGAACTGCAACGAATGCACTAAGACAATTGTTAGATGCTGGTACATTTTCAAATATGCCAGCTGGATTTAAACAAAGAGGTATTCGTGTTAGAGATGAAGCGCAATCGATACAACCTGGAGAGTTTAGAGATGTAGATGCACCTGGAGGAAACATCAGAGATGCATTTATGCCTTTACCTTTCAAAGAACCATCAGCAACATTATTACAATTAATGGGTATAGTGGTTCAAGCAGGTCAACGATTTGCCGCCATAGCTGACATGCAGGTCGGTGACGGCAACCAGCAGGCAGCTGTTGGTACGACCATTGCCCTCTTAGAGCGTGGCTCCAGGGTCATGTCAGCCATACATAAAAGATTGTATGTGGCGTT